AGGAATCCGGTTGGCAGAGGAAAAACGGATTGCCTTTGATTTCCCGGTCAACGCTGTGAAGGTTGACCCGTTGAGATAAGGGGGAAAGAGCCATGTTTGATGTGATCTCGGTCACAACTTCAAATCCGGTTGCTTGCGGTGCGACATCGCTGAAAATGCTGTTGGAGTATTACGGTATTTCTGTCCCACTGGATCAACTGATTGAAGAATGCAATACCCGGCTGATTGGATGCACAGGTAAGGACATCTTGCGGACAGCGAGAGTGCATGGAATGGATGATATTTCCGCTTGGAAAATGGATGCGCCCGAATTGATACGGCAGGACAGACCTGCAATCATTTTCTGGATGTACACGCATTTTGTTGTGTTCTGCGGACGGGATGAAAAAGGCAATGTCTGGATTTGCAATCCTGCCCGTGGGCGGTTCCATCTGGATGAAGGGACATTCTGCGCCTTGTATACGGGCATAGCATTTTTCAACGGTGAACCGCATGATCTGCCGGAGGATGAAACAGCGACGGCAGCGGACTATGAGGCGGCCCTGGGTGAGCTGGGGGTGAAAGTATGACTAAAACGGAGCTGAAAACAGCGGTGGAAGAGCGGCTGACCGAGATGGACGCGGCGCTGGCCGTGATCCCGGATGAAGACGCTCCGGAGGCCATGACGCTGTTCCGGAAGTGGGCACCGGGCTTGCCTCTGGTTTTGGGGCAGAGACTTCAGCACAGCGGGAAGCTGTACCGGGTAGAACAGCCCCACACCAGTCAGGAAGGCTGGGAGCCGGACAAGACGCCGGCGCTGTTCACCGAGATCGCGAAACCGGGAGAAATTCCGGAGTGGAAGCAGCCAACCGGCGCCCAGGACGCCTATAACAAGGGCGACCAGGTGCGGCACGGCGGCCAGGTCTGGGAGAGCAACGTGGACGCCAACGTGTGGGAGCCTGGCGTTTACGGATGGTCTGTTATCGGTTAAGCTGAGCAAATCAATATTATGATCCGGAGGTGATCGGATGAAACCACTGGCGGCGGATCTGATCGGGGCCGCGTATCGGCAGATCGGTATCCCCTACGATGTGATGGACTGTCAGGCGTTCGTCGAGGAATGTCTGCGGGAGATCGGCGCTTACAAAAACTTGCCCGGCTCCAATGCCTGGTATCGGGCGATGAACTGGACCGGGACACCGGAAGAATGTGCCAGGATGTTCGGCAGGATCCCGGACGGCGCGTTCCTGTTTATCCTGGAGCAAAACGGGAAAGAGCCGGAGAAGTACAAGGCGGACGGGATCGGCAATGCATCCCACATTGGCATCTGTACCGGCAAACGGGGCAAGGGCGCCGTTCACAGCTCCAAGAGCAAGGGCATGGTTTGCGAGAGCAAGTTTGCCGGCGTTGCCATCAACGGCGGATGGAACCGCGTGGGCCTGTGGACCGATGCCCTGGATTATGGATTGGAAGACGCCGGGACGGCATCGGGATCCACCACAAAACCGGAGACACGGCCGATGATCCGCCGGGGATCGCGCGGCGAGTACGTCACGCTCCTGCAGACAATGCTGGTTAACCGGGGCTATGACATCGGCAGCACCGGTGTGGACGGCGATTTCGGCATTCGGACGGAGCGGGCCGTGCAGGCGTTCCAGCGAGCGAACGGGCTGGAAGTGGACGGCATTGTCGGGCCGCTGACATGGGCCGCCCTGGATGATGTGCCGGACAATTCGGTTGCCGCGGCGCTGTACGAGATTCGAATCGGCGGGCTCACCAAAGACCAGGTGACGGAGCTGCTCAAAGAATACCCAAAAGCAGACGTGATCGAGGAGAGGGGTGATACCGTTGTCTGATGCAGTCATTGTCGCTCTCATCACCGGGGGGTGTGCTGTCATTGCTCAATTCCTGGTCGCTAGGATGACCAACCAAAAATTGTTCGCCGAGCTGGACAAGCGCTCAGAGCTGACCGACCAAAAGTTGGAGGCAAAAATAAACCAGTACGCGGCGGTTACGGACACGAAGCTGGAAGAGCTGACCAGAGAGGTTAGGCAGCATAACAATTTCGCCCAACGGCTGCCGGTGCTGGAAGAGAAAATCGCAAACATCGAAAAGAGAGGAGCATGATTATGAAAATGAGCAACCGCATGTATGATATTCTGAAGTTTGTGGCACAGATTCTGCTTCCGGCAATCGGGACTTTGTATTTTGCCCTGGCCCGGATTTGGAATTTTCCATTTGCGGAGGAGATTGTCGGGACGATTACTGCTGTGGATGCGTTCCTGGGGGCCATCCTTGGAATCAGTACTGCTCAGTACAAGAAAGAGGTTGAACTGCAACCTCCCGATAATGAGTGAAACAAAAGCGGCATCCCGTGATGGGATGCCTTTTTTCATTCGTGATCGATGATGACTTCGACCACATCTTCGATTCTGCACCGGAGCAATTGGCAAAGTGTGTCAATCGTTTTCAGATTGACTGGTTTGTTCGTTCGGAACGCTTGCATAGTCCCTTCAGACAGAACTTTCGTTTCCCTGATTTTGTAGGATGTGTATCCTGCGTCCCTGAGTTTCTCGATGACATTTTTGTAGATGATCATGGCTTTTCCCCCTTTCGGAATCATTATACTTTGAAATCTGTTGATGTCAACAAATTATTGTGCATAAATTTCTAACTGTTTGTAACTGTTTTTTAACTGCGTTAGACTGCGCTAAACTGCCTAAAACTGCACTAAAATGCACTAATCTAAGACAAAAGAAAATCCCCGGAGCCTTTATTTTTCAAGGCTTCCGGGGAAGTGAGCCCGGCGGGATTCGAACCCACGACCTTTTGATTCGTAGTCAAACAGTAATTAGCCTTGAAATGCTTGATTTTATTGGGCTTTAGCGTTTGGCACTCTGCGTTTTAACTGTTTTTTAACTGTGCCTGATTCAAGCCTTGAAATCGCTGACTGCTCACGGTCCTCAGAGAGATGGTCATAAATCTGGAGAATCATTTTCTCTGATGAATGACCACACCATTTCATACAGACATGGAGATCCACATCATGGTTTCGACAGTCGGTCACAAATGTGTGTCTGAGATCATGCGGTCGGATGCTGACTTCTGTTCCTGCTGCTTTCGACAAATGATGCATGTAGGACTCCCAGGCACGGTCGAAAGCTGTCTCCGAACAGATGCCACCTTTAGCGTCAGGAAGGACATAATCTTGTATATCATCAATAAACGGCTTTAAAGGGGCAAATAACGGCACTTCTCTTTCAGATGATTCATTCTTCGTCTTACCTATCACAGGCCTGTTATTGACGAATTTAACGGCATTTCTGACGAAGATACGGTCATTACGAATATCTGACTTGCGGAGAGCGACTACTTCGCCCCTACGAAGTCCTGCTTTGAGCATGAACATGGCTGCGGCCTGACATCTATGCGGAACTGTTTCGATCAGATGAATCTCCCAGGGTTCAAGAGCGCGGTGAGTTCCTCTGGATCCTTTGATTGGTTTCGCTGACGGAGCCAGAACTGGATTTGTCCGGCAGTATCCGTTTTCGATGGCGTACTGGAAGAAGGACTTATACATGAAAGATGCTTTGCTGATGTAGGACTGGGACAGGCCAACCATCGATGCCCAGACTTTCTGGATGTCTGCCGGGGAAACGCTTTGAACAAGCTTATCACCGATCACAGCGGTCAGCTTTTCCATGATCGTGGCGTACTGGTTGTATGTGTTTTGCAATACTCCAGCTTTTGCGACAGGAAGCCACTTCTCAACCAACTCAAAGACCGGGACGGGAGTCTGCTGTTCGATTCCATGTTCGCATTCGTACTTGAACTCGTCCCGCTTCTTTTTCGCTTCCGCATCGGTTTTGCCATAAAACTGCTTGCCCTTGTACCAGTAGCGGTACAGACCATTCGGCAGTCTAGTGTTCTTCGCCATGACGGATCCTCCTCACTTGTACATCCGGGTGAAACCGCAGACTTTACCAAGGATCCTGATGGAATCATAGTCTGCATATTTCTTCAGCATCGGCTCATAAGACGGATTGTCGCTGATGAGGAGCAGACCATCCGGCTGTTTGTAGACATGCTTGACTGTCGCTTCGTCATCCAAAAGAACAACGGCTACCTGACCGGCATGGTCGATGTCTGGCTGTTTGCGGATATAGATAATGTCTCCCGGAAGGAATGTCGGCATCATGGATTCGCCCTGGATTTCTAGCGCATAGTCTGCTTTAGACGGGGCAAGGATTACAGCTTCATGGGATTCCTCTGCCAGAATCGGTTCACCGGCAGCGACTTTTCCGATCAGGGGAACAGACTTGAGATTCATGTTTTTGATTGCATGGAGGTTATGTGGCATAAGATTTACCAGCGCATCGTCTCCAAGCTTTTCGAACATTTCATCAATGTCTATACCCATAACATTGGCAAGTTTGAAATAGGTTTCATATTCCAGTTTGAACGGCTTTCCGGTTTTCGGATTAATGCCATTCTTTTCATACATTGAAATCATCGCATTGGACAGGCCACACATCGTAGCCATTGTCCTCTGGGATATGTCATGCTCTTCGCGAAATTTCTTTATCATTTCCCCGATTGTCATCTGTTAATTCACCTCCTGTTAAATAGAATAACAGATAATTATTTCAAGACTATTAATAGGAAGTGAAATATTTTTTACAAATTTTGTCTGAAATACTTGACAACCGCGCCAAACACGCTTATACTGTTTTACGAACAAACACGGAAAGTGAGGTGAGCAGATTGGGAGAGAAGATCAGGGCGTTACGCGAGAAAAAGAAAATGAGCCAGGAAGAATTGGCAGAAAAGAGCGGAATCAGCAGACAGACTATTTCCGGCATTGAATCAGGTAAGGCATTGTCTGTTACTACAAGTACGCTTGAGGCCATCGCAAAAGCCCTTGGTGTTTCTGTTAAAATTTTTTTTGCCTGAGGTGTTTGGCGGACAAACGATGGAGGGGAAACAGATGGCGAATGTCAAGTACAGTGCGGAACAGCAGAAAGTAGCAATGCAGATTGTCCGGCTTACTCAAAACTTCACAAACAGCATGCGAAGGATCATGCGGAACCACGGACTGGATCAGGTTGACGGAGCGGATCTGACGATCACGGTTGTTCCAAGCATAAAGGGCTGCGAACAGGTTGTCAGCTTCGGATCGGTTGATTCGGAAGCAGGATACATCGTAACGGCAAAGGGTAGCGAGAAACTGAGGGGGACAGGATATGAGGACTGGCACATTGCGGACTGCGAGGACAATTCCAGGGAATATGAGGAACTACTTGCAAGCCAGAAGCTTCGAAAGCCTTGTCCGGAAGGAAAGCAGAGCGAAAAGCCTTTACCGCCTGATGGTTTATGGCTCAGTTCCCGTGATGATTGTCCTTTTCTGGATTGCGGGGTGTAGGTGATGACAGTCTGGCTTGGGCCTGATCAGGTCGCTGAACGGCTGGGAGTCAAGAGACGGACTGCTATGGCGATGATGAGCCAGATGCCACACAGCGTGATCTCCGGGACAGAACGGAAGCGCGTCCGGGTGAGCGAGGATACGCTGGAAGCATGGATGGCAAAGCGGAGCAGCAACATTACTCCGATTTCCATAAAAACAGTCGGGAGCAAAAAGAAACTGGCGAGGAGGTGAATGAATGGGAAGACGAAAACGGCGGTTCAAGATTCAGCCATTGCTCAATATCAGCGCAAAATGGCTCTTCGGTAGCCCTTTACCAGATACGCTGAATGTGGCGATGGACAACGGAACCTATGCCCGGTATGGCCTTGAAGCCCATGCAGAGCGGATCTGCACAGGGAAGCACGGCTGGGAAGAAACCGGGGAACAGGTGATTGGCTATCAAATGAAAAGAGCCGTCAACAGGGATCAGCTGATGACGGCAAGTGTTACCAGAAAGGCAACAGCAATGACAACCTGATTATAAGTCAGGAGAAAGGAAAAAGCAATGGGTAAAGTAGTTCTCATTGAGGGGGAAAGCGGAGTCGGAAAGTCTGCTTCTCTCAGGAATTTTGAGCCGAATGAACTTGGCATCTTCAATATCAGCCAGAAACCGCTTCCTTTCAAGAAGAAGCTGCCGATGGCAATGACCGATGATTACAAGACCATCAAGGACAGTCTGCGGAAGAACAGCAAGAACTGCTATGTGCTGGATGATGTCGGGCTGGCGATGACCTTCTATCTCTTCAACCATTGTCTGGAGAGCGGGTATACGAAATTCACCCAGGCCGCAAAGGACTTCTACGATCTGGTTACCTGTGCGATCCGGGAGACGAGCGATGATACGGTTGTGTACTTCATGATGCATGTCGAGCGGTCGGATGACGGATCGAGGATCAAGGCCAAGACTGCCGGGAAGATGATTGACAGTCAGCTCACCCTTGAAAGCCTGTTCTCCATCGTACTGTACGCCGTGACGGACGGAAAGAAGCACACCTTCATTACCCAGAGTGATGGCGTGACCACGGCTAAAAGCCCGATGGAAATGTTCCCGCTGGAAATGGACAACGATCTGAAAGCAGTTGATACCGCCATCCGGGAATACTACGAACTGGCTCCGCTGGGATCCAAGCCGAAGAAGGAACCGGCTGCTCCCAAGGTTACTGTGTCTATTGGTGGACAGGTTCCTGGGGGTGAGAAGTGATGGAGAAGTGCAGACAGAACAGGGTTGACTGCTTCGCTTACGGAGTGCGCGGACAATGTCGGGCATGCAGTGAAACCAAGTTCAAGCACGGATGCCCCTTCTACAAGACCGCTTTTCAGCGGAAGCTTGGGCATCACGCAGCCATCCAGAGACTGACGGAGATTGGGAGGACTGATCTGATTGAGAAGTACGGCGGGACCAATGACAGGGAGCAGAGAGCAATCTGGGAGGGGATCTGATGGGCCGGTTTGATAAAGGGATCCAGAACTACACGGCCTGTGACCTGACAATGACTGTCTGGTTTCCGGAAGATGAGGTCAAGTGCAGATGGTGTCCGTTCATCACTCACTATGATTCAATCGACAGAGACAAATGCTTCCTGACTCAGGAGATACTTTATTCCAGGGAGTTCACCGGGCTTCACTGCCCGTTGAAGGTAATAAACAATATTGATTCGGAGGAAATGAAAGAATGAAACCTACTTACAGCGGATTTGAAGCGAAGAAGAACAGCGGATTTGCGGAACTGCCCCCTCCCGGAGCCTATGTGGCTCAGATCCAGGGAGTCAAGACGGAGATGGGCTATGACAAGGTTCATGAGCAGATTGTGCTGATGATCGACATCACCGAGGGCGATTATGCCGGACAGTATATGAAGGTCTTCGAAGATCAGAAGAACAGCTTTGGTGACAGCGTGAAGTTCAAGGGTGTGTTCAGGTTGACTCCCCCGATTGAGGGTGACGAAGCATGGCGTAAGAGCCAGTTCGAAGGGAATCTGTGGTGCGTTGAGCAGAGCAACCCCGGTTACCATTGGGACTGGGACGAAACCAAGCTGAAGGGTAAGAAGGTCGGTATCAATGTCCGCAAGAGCATCTATATCGGCAATGACGACAAGGAGCATGAAACCACCGAAATCGGTCGGCTGGAGACGGTGCAGGATGTGAAGGATGACAAGGTCAAACCGCTCAAGGATCGCCGTCCGAAGAACAGCGGAAACAGCGAGGACAGCGACAACGGTTATACCAACGTGAAGGTTGAAGTGCCGTTCTGATTCTGACGCACAGCACGGCGGGATGACTGCCGTGCTGATTTTATCTAATAGGAGCAATAAAAATGGAACGCCCATGTGATAACTGTGATACTCGCAAAGCCTATGCCAAAATGTTCGACATGCATTTTTCCGGGGATGATTGCCCTTATCAGTGCGATATGTTCGACAAATGGAAGAGACAGCAGGAAGAACAGCACCGGGAAACATTGCAGAAGAACTGGGAAGCACAGATGAACATGCTGGGATACGATGCTGGCGGGAATCCGCTGAAATAATCAGTTGGCAAAACCTTGACAATTGTCAAGGCTGATAACAAACTGACGAAAGGAACAGCAATGAACAAAAAACTGTATGAGCAACGCCATGTCTGGGTGATCGCCAGACGGGCAACCGTCCGGGAAAAACCAGAGGAAGACAGTCCAATCGTAACACAGCACCGGTTCGGTCAGCCGCTGTCGATTGGGTCTGTGAATCTGAAGAACGGACGAATGCATGTGCTGTGGAACAACCGGAAGGATTCCGGATGGATCCCGGCAAGAGCAGTCACCAGACATCAGGTTGAGAAATTCTTCTGGCTGGAATTCCGCAACAAGATGGGAAAGCGCATCCCTTACTCTGACCGATATCACGGGAAGGTAACAGGATTCATTGGGCCTAACGAGCATGTGGAAATGATCGCCAAGGTCGGCGAATGGTGCCTGACGAACAGAGGATGGTCCAAGTTTGCCTGGTTTGAGAAATGCCGGGATATCTTCGATGAGCGGGGAATCAATCTGGTTTACATCAGCGTGATGGAACAGGTCGCGAAGGAATACAAGAACAATGTCAACAAGATTCTGAAGCGGAGCGAGTACCTGACGGATGATGGATACATCATGGCGATGGCAAAGATCATCAATATCGCAGAATGGTTTCTGAATAACGAATACGGAGTAGCCGGGGAGAAACGGCTGGACTATCTGAATGAAGCTATCGGGATCGACAGGAAATGGCTGAAAGAGAAGATCGCTACTTATGAGCATCTGCAAAAGCTGAGACGGAAGGTGAGAACTCGCAATGGTGCTGATTGAGGATACCAGGAATCAGGTCGGACAGCATCGGAATGTGGAAGCCTACTGCAAGCGGATGGGAATCACCCTGGTTCGGCAATGTCTGGATGTCGGGGACTACATGCTTCCGGGTGGAACGATTTCGGTGGATACGAAAGCGGATATTCTGGAACTGAGCCACAATGTCATGAGCAGTGATCACCGGCGGTTCAAGGCTGAATGCCTACGGGCTTTGGATGCCGGGATTGTGCTGGTTGTACTGGTTGAGGAAGTCCCGCCTTTCGGACGGCTGGATATGTGGGAAGTTCCCCGGTTCCGGACATCAGGAAAGTTCCACCGGTATGGGGATCCCATGACGATGGTCAGTCCTTCCGCTCTGCGGAAAGCATGCATCACGATGCAGGAAAAGTATGGAGTGCGGTTCCGGTTCTGCTCCAGACGGCAGAGTCCGGCACGGATCATCAAGTATTTGAAGGGGGAACTGAAGTGACTACTACTTTTGAGAAATCTCTGCTGATGACGCTCGAAGAGATTGCTGCTGTTCTGGAAGGAATCCGGAAGGAACTGGAGGACAGAAATGACAATGACGAATCCGCTGACAATCAGGAATGAGTCGGTGTGGAATATCACACACCACACTATTACCGGGTTCACCGATGAGGACTGGAAAAAGATCCATGAACTGCCTGACGGAGAGATCATTAACTGGCTGATGGATGAACTGGATGAGCGGAACGGCGGGATCGGGACATGCTGGGTCTGCGGATACGGCATCAAGGAAGTCCGCATCAGGCAGGGAGAGAATATTGTTGTGACCACAAACATCAGCTGCGACTGAGAGTAAAGCAATATTTTACAGAAAGGAGAACAGATGTTAACACACCTTTCCCTGTTTTCTGGGATTGGTGGTCTGGATATCGCTGCCGAAATGGCTGGGTTTAAAACCGTTGGTCAATGCGAGTGGGCAGACTTTCAGACCAAGGTGTTGGAGAAACATTGGCCTAACGTTCCACGATGGCAGGATATCAGAACGTTAACGGCTGATAGTTTCTATGAGAAAACAGGGTTACGAACAGTTGACGTTATTTCCGGAGGATTCCCCTGTCAACCCTTTAGTCTCGCCGGGAAGCGAGAGGGCAAGGATGATGACCGTTACCTCTGGCCTGAGATGCTCAGAGTTATCAGAGAACTCAGGCCCACTTGGGTCATTGGTGAAAATGTGCCTGGAATCGTCAATCTGGCACTCGACACGGTGCTATCTGATCTGGAAAATGAAGGTTACACCGCTCAATCGTTTATTGTTCCGGCTTGCGGTGTCGATGCCCCACATAAACGAGAAAGAGTCGCTATTCTGGCCTACGCCAGTGCACGGGAAAGTGTGCGGTGGAACAGGCGCAATGCAGATGCTTCAGCGGATGGTGCACAAAGGAATGATGACTCAGGAAGAATACCGGAATCTGTCTGCGGGAAACGGAGGGAAGACGAATCCGGAACTTGTGGAATGGCTGATGGGTTATCAGAAGGAATTCACCCAGTTGATACCGACACCGACAGCAACGGATTACAAGGGCGGATGTCAGAAACGGTATGCGGGGGGGGCAAATACGACAATCTGTTGAGAAGCTTACTGGAGTCCACTCCCCGTGGGAGAATTGGCCCGATGAACCCGATGTGGGTCGAGTGGTTGATGGGATACCCGATAGGGTGGACAGAATTAGATCACTAGGAAATGCAGTAGTTCCACAGCAGTTTTATATTTTCTTCAAACTGATTGCGGATATTGAAACAGCAAAGTAAAGGAGAAAACCATGATTGATATTGTAACACTTGAGATTGCCGGGATCTTCCCGGCTATGCATGGGATGCGGAACCCGAAGAACAGTTGGAGCAAGAATGACACAGGTGATGTATACAATGTCGATTGTTCTGTTTATCCCGTTGTTGGGCCGAACGATGAGAAGCTCACCAGAACCCTGATGCAAGGTGGGCCGGAACACGCGAAGCATCTGCGAATGATCATGGTATGGGCAGACATCACCGCTCCCCGGTTCTGGTATCAGGAGTTTGACACGTACAGGATCGGCGTTGAAAAGGTATCATGCTCCACGATGCACAAGCTGACGGCGAAACCTCTGGAAATTGAGGATTTTGAAGTCAAGGATGATGAGGAAGCCGCATGGATGGAAGCCAACGTACTGCCCCGGCTGAACATGCTGATGAAAGCATATGAGGGTGAGCAGGATCCTGATGAGAAAAAGTATATCTGGAGAAAGATCATTCATGAACTGCCCCAGGGATACTTACAGAAGCGGACGGTCATGATGAGCTACGCAGCCCTCAGGAACATCTACAGACAGCGGAAAGGGCATAAACTTTATGAGTGGCAAGTGTTCAGGGAATGGTGCGATGAACTGCCGGAAAGCTGGATGATCACCGAATGAAAAAGATTGTGCTTGACAGATATACCGCCGTCATGAAGACGGAGGACGGACGGGAACTGACAATCCACGGAACCATCATGCAGTGTGCGAATTGGGCAGATAATATGATCAGGCAGAATGCTCCGTGCACAATTCAAATCATCAGGGAGGAAGGAAAGCAGCATGCCTGAGAAATGGATTCTTTTACAGTACCAGTCTCTACCTCTACAGGCGAAAGCTGTGATGAGTCAGAACCGCATTAGAGAGTGGTATCAGCATTGGAATGGTGATGTATGTATATCATTCAGTGGCGGTAAGGATAGTACCGTTCTGGCTCATCTGGTGCATGATCTGTATCCACATGTGCCGCTGGTATTCGCTAACACCGGACTGGAATACCCGGAGATACAGGAATTCGCCCGGAAGATGGGAGCGGAGTTTGTCAGGCCGAAGATGTCATTCTCCGAGGTCATCAGCACCTATGGTTACCCCATTATCAGCAAAGAGAATGCGGAAGCGATTTATTACGCGAGACGCATCAGAAATTCTGAGGGGGGGGTACAAGGAAACACTCAGAAGACAGAAGCAACTGCAACCCGCAAACGCTTGGAAATCAACGGTTCCAGAACAATCGGGGGGGGGTACAACAGACCTTACCACAAGACGAGATTTGTTACTTGGCGGGAACGGAAACCTCCACAAAAAATTACCGGATACAGAAGAAAGCAAATTCTTGGAACAGCGATTACATCAGGAAAAGGTTTCACGGCTTTGCTCTCGGACGAAACGAATACAAACAGTATATGCAAATACAACAGACTGGCACGACTGGAGACGAAACACCATTGCCGGGGTAGGTGATTTCTCAGCAGAGCAGAAAAGCATTTTCAACAAAAAGAAATGGCTCCCTCTCTGCCGGGATACACAGTTTAAAATCTCCCACATGTGCTGCTCCATCATGAAGAAAGGCCCGATGAAAATCTACCAGCGGAAGCACCATCTGTATCCGTACCTAGGAACGCTAACAGAGGAAAGTAAACTGAGAGAACAGGCATGGATTCGGCATGGGTGCAACGCTTTCGATGGGACAGTGAAAACCAGTCAACCCATGAGTTTCTGGAAAGAGCAGGATGTACTCCGGTATATCTATGAGGAAGGACTGGAGATTGCTAGTGTGTACGGCGATATTGTCAGCGTGGATGATGATAACTTCGCCTACTCGCCGTTGCCGGGACTCGCTACGAATCTCAAATGCACAGGATGCCAGCGGACGGGATGCGTGTTCTGCGGATTCGGAGCGCATCTTGAGAAGGGCGAAACCAGATTCCAACGATTAGCAAAGACTCACCCGAAACAGTATGAATACTGCATGGGTGGTGGGCAGTGGGTAGACAATCCGGATTATGATCCAGTTGCTCCAAAGATGGACGGTGAATGGCAAAACTGGAATCCAAAGAAAATCTGGGTTCCTTCGAAAGAAGGACTTGGCATGAAGAAGGTTTTCGATGACTGCAATGAAATCTACGGCAAAGACTTTATCCGATATGACTGAGGGGTGAATCTATGATCTGGTATTTTCTGGCAGGAATGATCGCAGGAGGAGTGGGAATCCTCCTCCTGCTTGGATGGGCTTTCGGAAGGAGTGCGGTTGAGCATGACAAACGTTCCGCAAAACATCCGGAACATATGGACTGATATTTATAAGCTGTTCGACATGTTTTACCCGATGCGGAATACGGAGGATGACTGGAACCGGTTCTGGGCAGAGGGAAAACGGATCTGGGAGAACAGCGGGAAAAGTCATCGGGTGATGGAAGCTATCAGCCTGGTCAGCGATGTGATCACCGACAGAATGAAAGGAGAAACAGTATGATTGAAGTTATTGAACCTGTTATTGAACTGACATTGAATGAGTACCAGCATCTTGCACAGCGGACAAGCAGGAAGGACCTGACGATGCCACAGCATCTGATGAATGCCATGCTTGGCCTTGCCGGAGAAGTCGGAGAGTGCTGCGATCTGGTGAAGAAGAGCAACTATCAGGACGGACGGGCTATCGGGGAAGATCTGATGGACGAATTGTCTGATGTTATGTGGTATCTCGCCGAAGCAGCTACCGCCATCGGGACTACGCTCAATGAGATCGGATTACACAATATCCACAAGCTTCAGAAGCGATATCCGGACGGATTCAGCGCGGAAAGAAGTTTGCACAGGGAACAGGGCTGATCAAGCCTGAGAAACTTGGTAAAAATAGCCTATTTTTTCCAAGTTGAGATTCAAGGATAGGAATTTCTTGGAATATTAGGAGTAATGCGAAATGGACAGAAAAGAAAAGTTAAGGCCTTGCCCGTTCTGCGGGAATAAAAAACCTGTGCTAATGACACGGCGCGGTCAGGACGGATGGCGAGATTATTTCTATGTTCTCTGCGATTACAACGATGGCGGGTGCGGTGCGAGCGGACAATGGAATCATTACACAGATCTTGCTGTTGAAGCATGGAATAGGAGGAATACGAAACAGAATGCATAGTGATGATTTCTCAGAATGGAAGCCTGAAATACTGGCTGCGAGAATTCGAGAGGTAGAAGTTGAGCTAAAGGAATTAGAAAAATACTACCGCGACAAAAGAACTGCGCTGGTTGATCTGTATGAAAAATTGCAAGTAGCAATATCAAATCGGAGGAATGTGAAGAATGAACATAATTCTGGAACTTAGAGAAAGACGGGCGAAGCTATGGAATGACACTAAGAGATTCCTTGATAATCATCGCTTAGATAATGGGCTTCTCTCTGTTGAAGATCAAGCCATTTACGAAAAGATGGAGGCTGATGTGTTTGCACTCGGCAGAGAAATCGAACGGCTGGAGCGTCAGAATGCGATTGACAGAGAGATTAATAAACCGCAAGAGCAGAAACCGCCACATGGCGTAAAACCATACTACGTTGCCGCATGGCAACGAATCGGAGAACTTATAGAGGCCATCGAAAGGCAATACGAAAGTGCCGATGGTGATGCTGGACTAGTTGAAAAGTGGGCGAACGAGATCAGCTGGCAAGCATCGATGATTGAAGCGTTGAGAGGTGGACAGGATGAACAGTTGAAATAGGAGGAATGCGGAAACATGGACAAAAACGAGATCATTAGAGGATTAGAAAAAATCTCAGATTATTTCTTTGACGTTTATCGTGAAGAAGCAAATAAGGAAACC